TTTATTGAAATGCGCAACAAGATAAAAAAACCCCTCACGGAGAATGCCTGTAAACTCATCTTCCGCGAACTGGATAAAATCAAGAACCAGCACGGCCATGATCCCAACGATGTTTTAGAACAGTCGATAAGAAACGATTGGCAAGATGTCTATCCACTAAAAAACAAGGGTGGGAATAATAATCAAAAGACAGCAGTACAGCCTGGAGCATCCTCGCCGCGAGAACAAACCTATTCCATTTGCCCAAACCTGAAATGTAAAAAAGAGGTTCTTCCCGGAGACTGCTTTGAAAGTAATTGCATTCACTGTGCGCCAAGGGTCCCCTTGGAAAAGATCAAGGCACTTACAAAAGGCATTGGAAAAGAAATGCCCCGAGGTCAACCATGAAACCCATCCACGTAGAAACCATAGGCGCCCTCATTGACCGCAACACGGCGTATCAGGAAATCATCGTTGCCCTGCAGGACCGTGTCGTTTACCAGGATAGGCAACTGAGCAAACAAAAAAAGATTATCAATGAGCTGCTCAATAAAGTCATTGATCTGGCAAATGCGCTGGTGCAGGGGGCGAAGTAATGGCTGTTGATGATATTGAATGCGCAGTCCCATACTGGAGCGCCATAGCAAAGACTCTTGGCTGCCATGAGGTCACGGCCATACGGATGAAGAGCGAGCTTAAAGATGCGGGAATTATATTTTACAGACGTCAACGTGGTGGGAAGCGTATTGTATATCATTTTCCATCACGGCTAAGAGTATGGGCATCCCACAAGGGAAGGGCGGGCGAAATAGTTTAAAAAACATTTTTTGCTATCTTCTATTGCTATCTTCTGTTGTTATTTTCTTGGCGCTATCTTCTGTTGCTAATTTGGCAAGTCATTTTTGGGCATGTTAATCTCTCCTCAACTGAGGGCTTGATATGCCAATTCCCATCGAGGAAATTGATAAAGCTACAACACCCTGCTTCTCTACCCTTGCCAATAAACTAGGCGTCACTCCGCGCAAATTACTCCAGGAAATAAAACTAATCGCTTTCTCCGACCCGGCCAATCATGCCGAAATAGCCGAGGGCGGAGAGCTGCGCTTTAAGACGTTCGAAGAGCAGGGCAGAAAGAGAAGGGCAATAAAAAAGATCAAGGAGAAGACCGTCATCACTGAATCGAAGGACGGCGAAAAGATTTACAAGACATCAACGGTTGAATATGAATTGCATTCAAAGATGGACGCGATCGACATGGGGCTGGCAATTCATGGAATGAAGAAACCCACCAATGTCAAGGTGGACCATGCCGGCAAGGTTATTGTGGAGATAGTGAAGTTTTCCGATGGAGATGGAACAGAGGGTACGGATACCAAATAACTGGAAGCCCCGCCCGGATCAGTTTCCACTTTGGTCTTATCTGGAGAAAGGCGGGCTAAGGGCCTGCGAGGTAGGCCACCGGAGATGGGGCAAGGATGACGTCGCCCTCCATTTTACTGCAACAGCAGCCATGCAGTGGACCGGGAACTACTGGCACATGCTGCCGCAGTTTGCACAGGCCCGGAAGGTCATCTGGAACGCCCTTAACCCCCGCACTGGCAAAAGACGCATAGACGAGGCCTTCCCCCTGGCCATCCGCAAGAAAACCAACGAACAAGAAATGCTGATTGAATTCACGTCTGGGTCCATCTGGCAGCTGGTGGGCTCAGATAATTACGATACCCTGGTTGGATCTCCCCCGATCGGGATTGTCCTGTCTGAATGGGCGCTCGCCAATCCCATGGCCTGGGCATACCTCAGCCCGATCCTGGAAGAAAACGGCGGGTGGGCGCTGTTTATCTATACCAGCCGTGGCAATAACCATGGGAAGACCATGTATGTGCATGCCAAGACAGCCCCTGGCTGGTTTGCCCAGCTCATTACAGCCAAAGAAAGCCCCGTCTTCAACGATGCACAGCTTGAGCGGATCAAAATCGAGTACATCAAGATATTCGGCGAGGAACAAGGACTCGCCCTCTTTCTTCAGGAATACATGTGCAGCTTCGAAGGCGCAATTTTGGGCGCCTATTTTTCGAAGCAGATGTCAAAGGCCCGGGAGGACGGCAGGGTCGGCAAGGTGCCTCATGTGCCGAATATTGAGGTCAACACATACTGGGATCTGGGCGTCGATGACAGCATGACGATCTGGTTTATCCAGCACACCGGCAATCAACACAGGGTTATCGATTACTACGAGGCCAGCGGTTACGGCCTCGAACACTATTCTAAGGTTATGTTTTCGAAGCCCTATGAGTACGGCAACCATTATATGCCCCACGACGCCAGGGTCCGGGAAATGACAAACGCCGAGATCGCCTTGAGCCGGAAGGAAGTCGCCGAAGGCCTGGGGATCCATCCGGTGATCGTGGTGAAACGTGCCCGGAACATCGATGTTATTGTTCAATTTCAAATTCCCGCGGCCCGAAACATTCTCGGTTCATGCTGGTTTGATGAGACCAAGTGCGCCGCCGGCATCAATGCCCTGGAGAACTATAAGGCGGAATACGATGAGGAAAAGAAGAAGTTGAGTAACAGGCCTCTTCATGACTGGTCAAGCCATGGCGCCAGTGCGTTTATCACGTTCTCGGTCGGCTACAGCGGATTTCAGTTCAAGGATGAATTACCAGATGAGTAGAATCAAGAAAATCACTCGGCCATATGCCTGGGAAAGCCTGCAAGCAAGGATTGATGAATCCATTATCACGAAGCAGCCCATGATAGAACGGCCGTTTTGGTATGAACATGTGGACAGCGGGCAGATGTATCACGACCTTTATGGCTGCGTGGGCTGGCCTACCGAGTCAACCGATAAGCTACAGGGGATGCCAGGTTATTGTGCCGTCGTGGGCGTTGTGAAGTCAAAGACCGATAAGCCTGTGCGGGATGCGGGTTTCAGGATCATGGGCGAAGGCGAGAGTGGAGACATCCCTACGCTATTGCAGAAGATGCTAGAGCTGCGGCAGGAGTGGGGCTTCGGCTTGCATCCTGATCTATTGCAGGCCTGGCTCGGAGATCCGGAGCGGTTCATTATGACTATCGCTCTGCTTAACGAGAGATTGATGCTCAAAGGCGGCGACAAGATGGCGATACTGATTAGCCCGCCCGATGATTGCGACGAGCCGAAAGCCTTTGATACTTACAAGCGGTCCCTTGAATCTGTAATCGTATCCAATCCGGTAAGGTTCGCTTTCGGGGGAAACGATATCTTAAAGAACAAACTGCGGGAGTTCCGGCGTAACGATCCGGCAGTGTTCGCGGTGGGAGGGCTGGTACATTCGCTGCTGGTAAGATGCACCTGGATGGACCAGACAAGAGAAAACATGTTCGTTGTTGAGGAGGGGGAAGAACGTGCAGCTTAGTATTTGGCAAGTCTTAATTCTCATCACGGCCGGCGTCCTGCTGGCGATCGTCTGTGTAATGGTTGGCGCCTGGCTGATGTTCAAGAGTAGCCGTGCGGTCCCGGGAGAGCGATTCCTGGGCGGTGTGCCCAAGGGAGAGGTCTTCTCTATCCAGGACGCGCTCGATCAAGAGGAGCTCCCGGACGATGCCGAGAAGACGGTGCTGGAGCGGACTGAGCAATTCTTGAAGAAGTTGGGAGGGCAGGGATGATGGAGCAAGCTAATCAGGTTGCGGGGATCGGTGTTAAATGTCCAAACTGCAAGCGCGTGCTTTTTGAAACCACAGACAAATTTGATCCCGGTGTCACGCCTAATGGATCAATGGTCAAGTTTTTAAAAGGCTACGCCCTGGACTGGCTGACGACCTCCACAACCGGCGTTTCCGAGATGACCTGCCCGGAATGCTTGGCGCAACTGGCGCCCAGCGGCAGGCTGCTGCTAAACCTCTCGACACCGGTGCCGGTTGAGGTTGTGGACGAGTTGGACATTACGGCTGCAATTCCTGATCCGCCCCTACCTCCGCCCAGAATGTATCCTTGCCCTACATGCGGGAAGAAATTTGATACCAAGCGGGCCATGAGCGGGCATAAGGGAGCGGCCCACACAAAGGAGAAGGTCAGCCGTGCCAAAGCAATATGAAGCGATCCGGGACAAGTTTATAAAGCAGGGCTATTCGACCAAGGAGGCCAAAAAACACGCAGCCATGATCTATAATGCGGCGCACCCCGGGAAACCGCTGATCCGCTGGATACAAAAACATGAGAAGGGAGGGAAATAATGGGAGAAGCCAGAAGAAGGGCGTTGAGGGGATTACAGCCAAGGCAGGTAAAGGCACAGGTGCCAATAGAAGAACTGAAGGATCGTGTCTGTGAATGCTCATGCAAAGCATTTACCCAAGTTTACGGATTGAAAGAGATCCCGTCGCTGTATAGCCCATCGGGGAAAATGGAAACCATGATGCTGCATGTTGGTTTCGTGTGCATTGCCTGTGGAAAGCTGATGTCTCTGACAGCAGGCCAAGAGCTACCGGGAACAGGGGTAGAGGGAACAGGGAAAGATGATGGAGACGGCGAGAAAAAGCCGCAAGAGGAGTCCAATCTCGTAAAGCTCGGGGGATGAAGTGAATAAGAAAGATAATCAGCAGAAGGAAGCTAGCACGGCCTACCGGACGCCGTCGCAAATGCCTTACCCAGTGTTCGTGGTATGCCCGCCGATGTATGTCGATACGAAAATCAAGAACAACATCTGGATGAAAACCAACAAAGGCAAGGATGTCGAAATAGACAAAGAACAGTTCATGGGCGAGTGGCTGAGATTCTACCAGCTGCTGGCTTCTAATTCCTACGTGCTCTCGCTGCCGGCGAAAAGGGGTCTCCAGGACCAGACGTACGTCAACTGCTTCGTATACCTGCCGCATATCAAGGACAGAGACATCATCGTCCTATCGAATTTCACAGCCGAAGGGCGAGCCGGCGAGGAAGTTGTGGCTGGCGACATGCTCAGCAAATTAGGCTACAAGTGCATCAAGGCGCCATTTAAATTTGAAGGAGAACCTGAGCTGAAATATCTCCGGGACGACATCTACTTCGGTGGTTATGGCTTCAGATCCGATGCGCGTACGCATTCCTGGATTGAGAAGACATTTCACTGCAGGGTCATCAAGATCAAGGAGCATGACGAATTTTGTTACCATCTCGACTGCAATCTCTTTGTCCTCAATGACCAGAACGTTATGTGCTGCACTTCGGCGGTCGACAAGTCCGCGGTAAAGGAAATAGAGAAGGTGGCGAACGTCTTCCCAGTTACAAAAGAGGATTGCTACGAAGACATCTGTAACATTGTGCGCGTGGGAGACCTGATCATATGCGCCAGCGGGATCCAGTTCATGAAGTCGACGGACCCGCTCTATAATCTGCAGAAGAAGAAAAACGAGAAGCTCCAGAAGATAGCCAACGGCCTGGGCCTTGAAGTCATCTTCTTACAGATGGACGAAAACGCGAAGAGCGGCGCCGCTACGAGCTGCCTGGTTGGCACGCTGAATAGGGATTACTGATGAGCATTTACATTTCAAAAGCCTTAAGAGAACAGTATCCAGCCATCGTTTCCGTGTTAGAGAAGCATGTCGTCCTGAAAGAGCTGGATAGCCCGAATCTGTGGATCAGGGACTGGGCGCCGGTGAAGATTCACGGTGCCTATGTTAAGTTCAAGTACAAAGGTTATGACGGCTTTCCCCAGCTGCGCGTTGATTACCGCTGCTGGGCTCACTTCAACGCGCGGGAGTCGGATATCTTCCTCGATGGCGGAAACGTTGTACAGGATCAACAGACAGCCTTCATAACCGAGATTGTTTTTAAAAATAATTACCAAGTCATGGTAAACGACCTCAGGCAATTTCTGAAAGACACCTTTTGTAAAAACATTATTTATATTCCCGTAGAGCCGGGCGACGATCTGGGCCACGCCGACGGCATAATTAAATTCATCGACGAGAAGACCGTCCTGATCAATAACTATCGGAGCTGGGTCAGCCAGACTTGGTATGAGTATGCGATAAAGCTGGAGCGCGTATTGAAAAACAACGGCTTCGACTTCGTTCATTTCCCATGGGCTTTATCGAAATGTCCGATAATGACAGAGGGTGAATTCAGAAAGAAATATCCCTATGCGGATGACCAGAATGAAGGGTTTGGTTATTACATCAACTATTACCAGACCCCGCTCCATATCTTTATGCCCCAGTTTGGTATCGAGGAGGACGAATCGGCCATGCGCGTGGCGCGCCGGCATTTTCCGGAGCACGAAGTAGTCCCGGTCGACTGTAGCGAGCTGAGCATGCTGGGGGGACTGATGAACTGTGTGACGTGGGAGAATTGAGATTATGAAGCTGAACCATTTCATTTGTCCTATATGCGGACACGATTTTTATGCGGAAGCGGCTTGTGTGAGGTGTGATGCATGCGGATGTAACTTTTATGCTTCTCAATCTAAAACGTCGAGGTTCCCTTTTTATAATAAGTATCCAAGTGTACAGCCTATACAGATTGTGGAGACTGTCTACTAATGTGTGAAACGATCAAAGAATTTCTTGCCCGTCCTGACATCAAGGAGATCAAGGATCGCCACAGCTATGGCGAGCTGATGTCTGAGGACTTTTTCCGGGATCCATTCAGGCCGATGTTTTCTAATCCCGAGCTCATGTATGCGCCAGCTGATGGAATCGTGCTTTACACAAAAGAGAGCGTGAAGCCCATCGACTTCCTGGACATCAAAGGGAAGGACTTCTCGCTGAAAGAAATGCTGGCCGACGAAAGCTATGAGGAGCCTTCATTGGTCATCGGCATCTTCATGAGTTACCTCGATGTGCATATTAACAGAGTCCCGGCCAACTGTTTTTACCTGGACACGCGAGAGACGAATCAGATTGTAACCCATGGCGTCTCAATGCTGATGATGGAAAATGAGCTGTTGGAAGATTTTCACTTAGACCCAAAGGCCCTCGAGTACCTGGTCCACAATGAAAAGCAGGCATCGGTATTTTACTGTCCGGCAATCAACGGCCGTTTCTATATCGTGCAGGTGGCAGACAAGGACGTCGACGTGATCTTGAATTGGGGCAAAGGCAAGTTCGTTTACCAGGGCGACAGGTTTGGACAGATACGGCATGGGAGCCAATGTGACGTTTGTATACCACGCAAACCTGGAATTGATTACGAATTCCTAGTGAAGCCGCTCGACCATGTTGAGGCTGGCATAGATCCGATTTTACGCATAATCAAGGGGAAGAAATAATGCCATACAAAGACCCAGAGAAACATCGGCAGCATAACCGAGAACGCTATCACGATGTTTACAAGCACAGCAAGGACTACAAGCAGGAGAGAAAGAAATATGCACAGCAATACCACAAAGAGCATTGGGCGATCCCGGAGTATAGAGAAAGGGAAGCCGCGCGGCGTAAACTTACCCAGCGCAAAACAGGAATCAAGTACAGATATGGCTTAACCATAGAAGACTTTTTCAATCTTTACAAAGCACAGGACGGTGCGTGTCCTATATGTGGCGAACCGTTAAATCAAGAATCAAAAACGACGGTTGTTGATCACGATCATGTTACAGGGAAAATAAGAGGGGTAGTACATCACAAATGCAATACTGCTATCGGATATGTTGAACGCTTCCGGGACAGATTGCAGGCAATCTTGGAATATTTGGATGCCGGCGAGGAATCAAATAAACCTCTTTTGTATGTGGTAAATAGTGCACGAGCAAACGGATAAGGAATAAGCAAGGCCTCTTCAGCAGCAGGAGGGGGAAAGGAGAATAATTATGAGTTACGCAATAGTTTTCTTAGTAGGAGTAGTGGTAGGCGGGGTCGTCATGTTCTTCGTGTACCGTAACAACACGGCGAAGATGAACGCGGCGGCAGCAGCAGCCCAGGCAGAATTAGCGGCCGCAAAGAAGATGAGCCAGGGGAAATAATGCTTGAGTTTCGCATTGTGCGTGAAAATGGATCATGGGTCGAGATTAGTGATTTAACAAGACTCGGCATGGTCAAGAAAACGTTTGAGACAGTCATCGAGATCGATCATGGCAAGATAACAATCAGGGACGAATGGAACAACTCATATGAATTCAGGGACGCTGAGCGCATCACTATCTATGAAAAGGAAATTGAGAAATGAAAAATCCAGACTGGAACCTGCAGGACATCCCTCCGAAAGGCGACGAAGACGTAGCAGAATTCGCCCGCGATCTCTTCGAAATTGCCCGTCTTGAGAAAGAGCGACGGAACAAAAATAACGATTTCCTCGCCAATTACGCCTTATACCGGGGCCAGCAGCACAAGCAGCAGATAACCGGACGGAAAGGCTTCTCTCAGAATACAAAAGGGTTGACGCCGATCAATTTATTCTTCGCAAACGTAGAGAGGACCGTAAGCAACATCACGGCAAGAGTCCCTACCGGCGAAGTGGTAGACATGGACGGTCTCGGAGATAATGCGGAGAACGTTCTGTCGATGCAGCTCAAGAAATGGTGGAAGGATTCAGACCAACAGATCAAGACGCGCGCGACGGCAAGGCAGATGGAAATTTACGGACCGACTATTGAGAAGCCTGTCCGTAATCCCTCCAGCAACCAGCCGGATATCCTGATCACCGATCCGTTCTCTTTTTTCCCGGCTCCCGGCAATTGGGAAAAGATAGACGAAGAAGCGCCCTATATCTGCTATGCCTACCTGGGATATGTGACCGAGATCGAGCATGACTTCAATGTCAAGGACATCATGCCGGAAGAAGCCTATGAGCTGATGGGGCAGACCCGGGAAGGATTCAAGGCCCAGAACTATAACGCAGCCAATCAGTCTGTCGGCAACTATGCCGATCCGATGACGGTGGTACAAAAGCAGGGCCAAAATGTGCCGGACAAGAAAATCCAGCGCGGCATAATCATTGAAGTATGGCTTCGGGACAACCGGGCAAAGGAAGAAAAAACGACGCAGCCCCTGCTTGACGAGAACGGGCAGCAAGTGCTTAAAGACGGCGTTCCTCAGGTTGTCATTACAACCAAGAAAAAGAAAGTCTGCCCCGACGGCATCCGGAAGATCACTATATCAAAGACCAAAGACCCAACAAATAAATGCGGGTGGATGGTCCTGGATGACAGCCCGAACCCGAATGTAAATTACAAGCATCTCGAGCTGGGGAATGACGTTTCAAATACCTATCCATGGGGGAGACTGCCGGTCTATATGGCCAATTCCTATAAAGACGGCGTCTCAATCTGGGGCTTCTCCGCAGCGGAACAGGTCGGGGATTTGATCGTCAAGATCAACCTGATCGTCTCAAAGCTAATTGCCTACGTGATCAACGTCATGGCGCCGCCCTTGATCATCCAGCAGCATTGCGGGATCACCCGTGACATGATCGAAAACTCTATCCAGAAGGCAGGCAGGCTAATCCTGATGCCCTCCACGCCGAAAGCCCGGATTGAGTTTATGACGATCCCAAACCTACCGGAGACCTTCTTCAGGGTATTGGACCTGATCGTCAAGTTCTTCGACCGTATTTATCAGATTGAGGACGCAGACCGCGGAGTAGGACCGACCGGAGTGATAGCCGCCAGCGCCATTGTTGCCCTCCAGGAACGCAACCAGGTGCTGATGCAAGCTAAAACCTCCGCGATAGACCACATTGCCGAGCAGCGGAGCCGGTGGGCCATCGGGCTATGGCAGAACTGGGGCGTCGAGGAAGACTCCGTCAATGTGGCCGGTGAGCGTGTCCAGTTCAGGGCCATCAACTATGTCGGGCGGAAGTTTAATTATGTCGTGGAAGCAGGATCCATGACTCCGAGAACGAGCCTCCAGATTCAGCAGGACGCATTCAAGCTGTACGAGATGAAGGCAATCGGTCAGAGAGGATTACTGGAAGCGATTAACTGGCCGCACTGGAAGGAAGAGCTTCAGCGGACGGCAGATAATCAGCTCGACCAGGCGCTTCAAATCCTCATCGACGCGGGCCTGCCGCAGGAAACCGCCGTCCAGCTCAAGCAGGCATTGGAGCAAATGCAGGTCCAGCATGACGAGGCGAAGAAGCAGGGCGGTCGTCCAATGGAGACAGCTAAATCGGGGGCCCCATCTCAAGCACAGGGAGCGTGACGCACGAAAAATGCCATGGCGATCCGCAAACAGCGAGAAAATAACAGTTTTACGTGCGGAGGTTTTGCGCTTAAAGGGCGAGCTTTTAGAGGAAAAGAGGCAGCACATAAAGGACCTCAATAGTGTCCTCCGTATGGTGCTGTTAATATCAAGAGGGGAGAAAGACAAAAATGGCGAAGGCGAGTGGTGACAAAAGCGAAAGTGCTTTGGATAGAGGGATGAGGGCCGTATTAGATAAACTTTCAGGCGCCAAGGCGGCGGTTACGGCCCCGCCAGCACCGAAGGACCTCGGATCGGGAATGGCCAAGCAGGCTGCGGATGCTATCGTCAAGCACAAGAAGGAGATTGACGAAGCCGCGAAGGATTGATCATCGCGTTGCGTGAAATCGCCAGCCCGCGGATTCACCAAGGGGAGAAATGACAAGATGGTGGGGATAGCGGCATTTCCGGTGAGTAAGGTTAAATCTACGAGTATGACTTTTGAGGAAAAATTATAATGAAAATTCTTCCAATTATAGCAGGAGCGGGAGTAGTGGTCGGATTGGTCGCGGGCATTTTTACTATCGACAATCGCTACATCACTAAGGATTATCAAAAGGTTTATGCACAGTCTGTTGATGCAAAGTTTGAGTTTGAAAAACAGCAAAGATTGACTGAGCAGTACTATCAAATGCGGCAAATGCAAAGGAAATATCCAAAGGACGTAGAGCTTAAAGAGGACTTAAAGGCGGTTCAAAGTCAGCGGAATGTTTCTAAGAAGACATTGGAAAATTTAAACAATAATCAGAAAGCAGCAGAAAAGTAAAGGAGGTAATGGTATGCCACTCATTCACTTAATTATTATTTTAGCTTTAGTGGGGTTAGCTCTTTGGGCAGCGAATACCTATATCCCGATGCAGCCGACTATCAAAAGGATTATGAATGTTGTCGTAATTATCGCTGTGATTATATGGCTCCTGAGCGTGTTTGGGATTATAGGAAACCTTAACGCGGTTCACGTGGGCCGTGGCTAAACTGAGGCAGGAGCATAACGATGCCCATTTACGAATACAAATGTAAAAAGTGCAGACGAACCATTGAGGCCTGGTATCCGGTGACGCATATTCCGGATCGGGTAAAATGTCCGTGCGGGAAGATGGCGAAAAAGGTTCTTAGCCGGAACGGAGCTATTCACACCGATGGCGACGTGAAGTGGCTGGCATCCGCCTGTAAAGTCATGCAGAGGGATGGAGAGAAGCCCATTGAAACGCGCGGTGAATATGAACGTTATTTGAAAGAAAATAATTACGTTTGCAAGGGCTGATTATGTCGCAACCAGACGATGAAAAGGTAAAAGACATTTTAGCTGCTATCAAGAAACACATATTTAGCTTGCAAGAGGCGAAGAAGTGTGGCACGTATCAGATGGGCCTGGAGCTTCATCTTAGCCAGGGCGGAATTGGAGACGCCTTTTTGAACACTAACGCAAGGGAGAGAATTTTGAAATAAGACAGATAAATCATAAGGGTACTGGATAACCTTAGTTAAGGGATTACGAAGCCCGGATTCTGTGGGGAACACACTCATCAAGTGTGCCGCAGGTCCGGGCTTTTTTATTTGTTTAAAATCGGGCAGACCAGCAATCGGTCCGCAAGGGCAGCCGAAAATCAACCTGGTTCCGAGAAGGAGAATGAAAAATGGCAGAGAACACTGGATCAGAAGCAAACAAAGGAACGGGACAGGGCACAGGCGAGGATAAGGGAATTGCCGGGACGAGTTTCAAGACCCCGGAAGACCTGGCCGCAGCTTATCAGAACTTAGAGAAAAAGCTCGGCGAACAAGGCAATGAGCTCGGGACTCTCCGAAAGGAAAAAGAATCCCTGAGCGGTCAAGCACAAACCCTTGCAGAAACCCTGAAAGAACATCTCACGAAAGCGAACGCAGTAGCTGCACCGGCAGACAAGGCAGTCGATTATGGCGCAGAGATTCAGTCCGCAAAGGCTGAGCTCAAAAAGCTTGATCCGATGGAAGCCGAGTATGCATCCAAGCAGGCGGAATTGGTTGACAAGATTGCGAACCTCGCAGCTCTCGGCCAACATGCAAAGACGCTCGATGCAGCCGGAAACATGTTCAAGAAGGAACTGGACCAGCGGGACGCAAAGGCCGCGCAGGATGCCTTCTATCGTGAGAATCCGACATTCAACACACCGGAGACGCAGGCGAAGATCAGGCAGTATATCGCCAACGACAAGACCGGTATGCACGATCCAATGTCCGCGTTCTTCCAGATTGAGCGGGACGAAGCTGCGGCGAAGGCAGCCGGTCTCGCAAAAGAGAATGACGAGTACAAGAAGCTGGTAGAACTCGCAAAAGGAAAGGATGAGGCCGGCAAGGTGATTGTCGCAGGACAAGGAACCGGCCAGCAGCAGACAAAACAACCAAAAGTAACAGGCAAGGATTTGGATGCGGGTATGCTAGAGGCTTTAAATAAAGCCACATAGCCGCTGAAATAGTCGCTTGCCTACTAAAAGATAGGAGAACTGAATTATGTCTTTAATAAATCAACTCAATGCGACTACGCAGTATTATTGGCTGAACACAGAACCGGTGGACATCGTCAATAAGGCGTCCGCGCTTCTGTTCAAAATGATGGGAAACGCCATCGGCCGGATCAACTGGGAAGTAAAGCCCCACGAGATCGTTGATGGCGGCCTTATGGTGAAGGTGCCGCTGGAATACGCGAGCTCCAATCATGGCTCCTACGGAAAAAACACTATCATCAAGCAGTCCAAGGTCGATATCATCGACGCGGCCCGCTTCCCATGGGGTGGCGCCTACGGGTCGAACACCCTCAACCTCGATGACCTTACCCAGAACACCGGGGCCGAGGCTATCGTTTCCCTGACCAAACAGTATATGTCGAGCGTCAAGAAATCCATTCGCGTGGATATGGCATCTCAGGTTATAGCGGCGGCGGCAGACGGCGACAGCATCAACGGCCTTGGCGATCTGTTCAATACCTCCACGACCACTCCCTATGGGTGCGTTACAGAGGCCCAGATGGCCGACTGGAAAGCTCAGGTCATCGCCACGGCAGAGGCAATCTCGTTTGAAGTCATGCAGAAAATTTTCCGTACTCCGGCGATGGGAGATTTCAAAGAGTACAAGCCGGATTTCTGTGTGACCACGGAAGCACTGCGCGACGGCTACGAGAGATCCCTGCATCCACAGCAGAGATATTTTGAGGCAAAGCTGGTCGAAGCCGGATGGGACAACGTGATCCACAAGGGTTCCCCGATCTGCGGTGACGCTTATGTTACAGCGGGGTATCTCTACGCCCTCAACCTTCGCTTCTTGGAACTGAGAAGCCACAAGGATTACAACTTCACCACGCCGGTATGGGTGAGCAAGGAAGTCCTCGGGCAGCCGGACACCATCTCCTGCAATACCAGATGGAGAGGCAACATATATTGCAAGAACCGGAAAATGCAGATCCTTCATACGAATCTGACAGAGCCTGTATAGGCATAACTTAGGATGGTGCCTGGGGTCTCGCAAGCCCCAGGTGTAACCTTGAATTCGCCTGGGACAACGTCGTCCTGGCTTTAGAAAGGAGAATTATCATGGAAAGAGTTGTAACAGTAGGCGGCAATCAGGCCACAAGGCCGATTTCCGACTTCTATATGTATCAACGTCGAGGTCACATTTACTATGTCGATAGCACTGTGACGGCGAGCGGGAACGGGAAGTCTTGGGCGTATGCGTTTAAGACCATCACCGAAGCGGTTGCGGTTGCGGTCGCGGGAGACACCATCTATATTTACAGCGGACTGACGAACGCGACACAGTTCAATGAGGCAGTGGCGGTAACAAGTCTTGCGGGCATCCGGTTCATCGGTGGTGGATCGAATCCGGACCAGGCTATCTGGACGGCCCCGAATACCACGGCTCCGGCTT